GCTACTGTAATGCCGCTTTCAGTATTAGAAGTAACCATAGCTCCTACAGTATCAGAAATAGTTTCTGCTAAAGTAATACCAGCTATTGTAATTGCATCAGCTTCTAACGTACCGTCAACGTCTACATCTCCTGAAATATCTAAAGATCCAGCGTCTAACTCGCCACTAATAGTAATGTTACGACCACCGCTAATGTCTTTGTTTGCATCAGTAATAATAGCTTTACTAGCGATTACCGTGCCATTAGTGATACCGTCTATTAGGTTTATATCTGCTGCAGTAGCTGTAACACCGTCTAAGATGTTAAGTTCTGCAGTCGTAGAAGTTACACCGTCAAGAAGGTTAAGCTCTGTAGCAGTTGAGGTCACACCATCTAAGATGTTTATTTCGGCTGCTGTGGCTGTAACGCCGTCTAGGATATTAAGTTCTGCTGTAGTGCTTGTTACGCCATCAAGGAGGTTTATCTCTGCTGCTGTGCTTGTCACACCGTCAAGGATGTTAAGCTCTGCTGCTGTACTAGTTACACCATCTAAGATGTTTATCTCAGCGGCTGTGCTTGTAACGCCATCCATAATGTTGAGTTCAGCAGTTGTAGCTGTAACCCCGTCCATAATATTTAATTCTTCGGCAGTAGCTGAAATTGCAGTACCGTTAAAATTAATAGCATCTACATAGGCTGTACCGTCTACGTACAAGTCTCTCCACTCCTGTGAAGAGCTTCCTAGATCAAAAGTAGCATCAGTATTAGGAATAATACTTGAGTTTACATCTGCACCAAACACAACATTGTCTGAAGCTGCATCACCTAAAGTAAGTGTACCACCGTTAAAAGTAGTCGTACCTGTTACTACTAAGTTACCACCTACATCTAAATTACCTGAAATATCTACAGCACCATTAATATCTATTAAGGTTGCAGTAAGTTCAATTTCATCTGTTGCTGCAATATCCAGTACCGTGCCGCTAGGAGCATTAATGTATTGAGTAGTATCGTTAAAGAATAAACCTCTCGCACCATTTAACAATAAACCAGCGTCTTCAAGGTGGGTAATTGTTACGTCTTGATCGTCTCCAAAAGCAAGAAGAGCACCGTCAGCTAAGAAAAGATCACTGAACTGAAGGTTAACTCCCCCTAGTGAAGCTCCGTCAGAAGCGTCAGGAACAAAAGCTGTAGTAGCTGTAATGGTCGTGCCTTGAATTGTACTAGAGCCTGTAACAGCTCCTGTGACTGCTAGTGTACTAGAAAGAGTAGCAGCTCCTGTAACCCCTAAAGTTCCAGCAATCGTGGCGTTGACATCGACATCAAGAGTGTCAATATGAGCGGTTCCATCCAAGAATAGATCTTTGAACTCCAATGAGGATGTACCCAAATCAATGTCGCTATCAGTAACAGGAACAATTGCACCATCTTGAATCCTGATTTGTTCAACAGCCGTTCCACTAACTTCAACAAACACTCCCCATCTGTTATTTGTAGAGTCTACTACAATTTTATTTTTAAAATCTAAGTCACCAATCTGAGGGATATTACCGCCCTGTGCTGCGGTTCCATCGTGCCTGTGACCAGTAGTAGCGGCGCTGCTATCAGAATATGCAAAAACATTAACTAACTGATTATATTCATTGTTAAATAAAGTTGCTGTAATCGTATCTCCGTCAGCAAATGTACTTTGTCGGGTATAGCTCTGAGCCATTTATTATCTCCTTCCTGATGGAGTGTAGTCTACGTAAAGACCATTCACTGTGTAGGGTGCTAGTTTATCTGTGCTTGTTATTACAAAACTTACAGTGTTTCCACTGCCTTGCACTGCTTGTCTAATTAAGGGGTCGGAAGCTGCTCCAAATACGTTAGCCCCAAACTTACCTGTTCCAAAAATACTAGGTAGAGGTATGCTATCTAAAACATAATCTAAAGGCTGTGCAATTGTAGGGTCTTCATAGTCATAACGTACACGGAGTGTAGGCTGTATTCCGCCTTCTGGACTTACAGAAACTCGCACATACCGAATAGTTTTTTTAGTACCTACATCTCCAAAATCTAAATTAGGTGTTTGGTAGGCTGAAGTTACATCAGCAGGAGTACCGCCATAATCAAAAGAATTACCATCATCGTGATTGTAAATATACCCGTCTGTGTCACCGTGCCACGTTTGTTCAATACCGTCTGTATCTAAATCTGAAGTTAAGGCCGTAGCTTTAATACCTATAGTTTCTGAGAACTGAAATCCGTCATTAGTTAAAGTAGCTATAACTCCTTTAGCAGCGGTATTAGCTGTGCCGTTTGTATTATAAAATAATCTGTATTGTGACTTACTTCTTAGTACAGCACTTGTGACATCTAAATTATCTATATTAGCAGCTATGCTTTTAATAGTAGGCTGGATAGGTCTACTTACAGTCCCTAACTCAACGTCACCAATTCGTACCGTACCTGCAACAGTTCTTAACCCATCAGGGCTTAGGAACAACAAGTCACCTGCAATTTCCTGAATACTCTGTGCATCCATGCAACCTACGTTTTTTGTAACCGGCTGCACTACAATTGAGTTAGAATCATTTATGTTAAGCAGCTTAAATATACTGTTTCTACAAAAAATAATTAAGTCATCACGAAAACTGGCTAGTCCTACTACCTGATCTTCTAAAACAATTGATCCTGCACCAGTTCCTGAAAAGTTATCAGGGTCGTTAGTATGGCTATAATAAATAGTGTTAGAAGCTGTACCAGCACCAGCAACTACAAAATGCTTGTCGTGTATAGTACCTACTGATGGAGCAACGCTGCCTGATACTGTAACCTCACCTGCAAAAAAAGTTCTTGTGTTTAGATTACCTGTACCTGTCATTCTAAAAAAGTAAGGTTTATTAACGCCGTCACATATAAGAATTTCACCGTAATCAGAAAGACCTTCAAAGAATGAAAAGTTAGTCTGCTTTTGATTAGTACGTGCTAAATCTGAACGACCTGTAAAAGTAGAATAGTTGTCGCCGCTGCTGTGTACGCTAGATTTTGATATTGAAATCCATGAAGTACCGTCTTGACTGAAAAATATACCAGTACCTGAGCAAACTATTACTCCGTCTGCGTATCCTCTAATGCCTAATACTTTATTAGATCCGTTAGGTTTAGCGGCTGAGGCACCACCAAACACACTGAAGCCGTTAATTCGTCTATAACCACCGTCAGTATCTACCTCAAAGTTTGTAAGCTTAGAAGCAATTCCGGGCTGACCAAGCATCTCAAGCTGGTTAAGGCTGGTATATAATCCACCTTTAGCTGATAGACCAAACGGCTGTGACATTAAATAAACCTCGTTCGATCATCTTTAAATTCACCGGGGCCGGGACTGATAAGATTTAACTTCATAAGTCTTAGACCGCGCTTATAATCTTCAAGTGCGAATGCAGAGAACTGAGGGCTTTCTTTAAATTGATATACGTAATACCTAGCCCTATTTAAAAGAACAGGTTTATAAGTATTAGGGAATACTACCTCATCTCCAAAAGCAGATAACTCTGTGGGCAAGGCGTAAGCGTAAAACCAAATACGATATACTTTATCAGGGATGTTACTTAATCCAAACTTACGGTTGTCAGGGCTTTTAATAACTCTGTCGGGTACACCATACTGTTGTGTATCTGCATCGTCGAGGTTTTCTGAAATACGTCTGTAGTCTTTCCACGCCTCTGTAGTAGTAAAGCGTAGGTTACGTGCAGTGTAAGGGGCAGTCTCGCCGTCTACACCCACAGTCGTTAAGTAAAAGTTATCCCAGTCTATGTAGCCGTAGTCAGTAGTTAAAGAACTGCTTGTAGGCTTTAAGGTGTACCAACGCTGACCTACTACCGTTTCTACATACGCATTTCCGTACATGGGGTCAGTTTCACCACTTAAATTAACTGCAAGAAAAGGCCATTGCGGTTCCTCGTTAACAATATCTAAGTAAGCTCTGTTCAAGGCATCTTTTACGTGCTGTTGAATACCGACAGCAGAAGCAAAGCTAGAACTTGTAAGCTCTACTTCGTTCATTTCTCTAAGAAGTTCGTTAGCCAAAGTTAGAAAAGTAGCCATTAGTGTGCCTTTTTAATTGGAAAATCGACCGATTTACTTGCGCCTTTGTGAGGTTTGAAACCATCTTTAGGGTCTTTCATAATCTTAAAAGACTTTCCTTCTTTCATCCAATGGTATCCTTTAGGGGCGTCTACTTTCATTGTTTTGTTTTTTTAGCTGTTTTACTAGCGCATCGTTTTTCCATATCAGAAATAGAAGCGTACCCACCTTTAGCATAACCTACTTTACTACCTCTGCTATACATTTTCTTTTTCATTATTCCTGCTCCATGCTAAAAGTTTTAGAGTTCTCCCTAGCTATTTCTAATTCTGTCTTATTGCCAAAGATACGATTATAGTTTTCTTGATACTTATCTTTATCAAAACCCTTACGAAAACGACTATCCTTAGATACAATCGCTTTCCTAAACATTACTGGATTATCGTTATTACCTATTTGCGGCATGTTTAATTCCTTATAAAAGATTGGGGGCTTTTACACCCCCGCTCCTATTAGTCGATTCCGTAGAAAGCTGAAACCAGAGCGTCTGGTCGCAGTACCTTGGCACCGTATACGTGAAGACCACGTACAATGTCACCAAAGCTATCTGGGTCACGAATTACTTCTGTGCTGGTAATCGTCTGAGCCGTAGCTGTAGAAGACATGTGACCAGCAAGACATTGACCTGCAGCGTTAGAAGTTGCAGCAATGTTGTTAGTTTTGTACATGTCAAAACCACGAAGCTTACCAGAGCTTACCAAGCCATTACGGATGGAACCCTGACCAGCGTTGTAGTCAACTGACAAGAGCTTAGAAGAACTTTGTACAAGGACTTCATAAAACTCTGGATTAGCCAAGAACCAGCGACCTTCTTCAGGTACATTAGCTTCGTCAAGAAGACGGGCCATGTGAGAAAGAACGTCAATAGGATCATGCTCGGTTGCAGCAAAACCAATGTCCAAGTTACCAGTACCGTCAAAAGTACCGCCAGCAAGGTCAGTTGCGCTATCAGAACCAAGAATGTGGTTCGGGCTTGCAGCAGAAACACCTGCGATCATTTTAGCAATTACGCCTTCATCAAAAGCATCACGCAAAGCGTAAGCTGCAGAAGAGGTTGCTACCTCGCGGAAGTTTACATGCGACATGTTTGTTTCAATATCATCAACAATGAACTTGAATGCGTTAGCAGTATCAACTACCAAAGTAATTTCTTGGTCGGTTAATTTAGTCTGCGTTACATCTGCACCACGCTCATACTGATAAACAGTAATGGTAGGTTCTTTAATAATCCGTACCGTATCGCCAAAGCTAGAAATCTCACCAGCATAGTCAGTGTTCGTAATAGCTTCTGCTACCGAAGACTTCCTAAAGAAGTTGAGTACCTGCTTGGAATATACTTTGGGTAGGAAAAACGAGTTTGTTTGACCTGATACTGAATTAGCAAAGTTACCGTTAGCGTCTGTAGACTGTTCAAAAAATTGGTCTGATTGGTTATAAGCCATATTATATTACTCCTAAGTAGAAAAGATTATCCTCTACGAACCCTCCCCTCTTCCATTGCAAGCTTGATTTCATCTTCAACCCTGTCAAATTGGTCTAGGGACATTTTCGCAATTTCACTTTCTGTCCAAATCTTAGCTTCTTTAGCATCTACATTGGTTGTTTTGGTAGATACCATGTCTGCTGCAGAACCTTCCTGCTTACGATTTGAACGTCTTTTTTGAGTACTACGTCCTTTCCCAGTTTCTAACTTATAAAGATCTAACGCTTTAACGGCTAAAGTAACATTATTAGGATTATTATAAATCCAGTCTTGTATTTGCTCAGGTTGCTCCTGCGCCCACTCATGAAAGTTATCGTCTCCTCTGATGTTATCAAAGTCAGGATGTCTTTCTTTAAGAGCCGTTTCAGCTTCTCGCGCTGCAATTTCTGATTCCCGTTGTTCAATAACAGAAAGCTTAGACCGCAGTGCTTCTACTTCGTGCTGACTCCTCATGTGAGCTACAGTTTCTACTGTATCATACAGATCAGGGTATTCTTGTCGAAAACGATCTAAGTCCTCTTGAGACTTAGGAGCTTGATATTGGGGTTCGGCTTCTCTAGCCTGTTCCCTTAGTTCTTGCTCTGTTCGTTTAAATTCAGAAAGCTTTTGATCATAATGTTTCTTTAAATCATCATAACGCTTTTTATAATTAGTGCTAGGTTCATCTTCAGTAGAAGGGGCCTTTCGTCGGGTAGCCTTCTGCTGTTGAGGTTCTTCATCATCTTCCGGGTAATACAAGCTTTCTGCAGCACTTAAAGATTTTTTTCTTTCTTGTTGTTGCCACGGTTTACGTGCATTATACGGGTTCGAGACTTCTTCCTCTTCGTATGCCTGTTCGGACATAATACTCTCCTTTTCTACGGGGCTTGTTTCTTGCAAGGTAGCCAATTTCAAACGTCTTTAAAATCTGGGGCTTGATACTACAAGGTAGCCGTACTATTGTTTTACCGTCTTCCTCCCATAAGGCTAGGCATTTGGTTAGCTCCCAACATGGTTTGATTGATAAGAGTTTCCTCTTCTTCTTCAAGCATACCTTCTTGTTGTTCTGGAGGTGTTCCTAATAGCCCACCCATCTGGCGAGTTTCACGGTTCATTACACCGCCACTAGACTTTCGTTCTGCATCATCCATCATCGTTTGAAGGTTATCTGCTCCGATTTCGCTAGTGGCTGCTTCGGTCATAACAAACTCTCCATCGCTTAATCGCGCAGGAATTGAGTCTGATACACCATCTCCGGGGCCTTCAACTTCTCCAGCTCCCGAAAACTCTGATGCAGTCATGATAACTTTATCAAAGATTTCACTAAGCCTTGGATCTGATTCCAAAGCTCCCATTAAATATTCTTGTTCTGTTTCATCTAAAGACTCATTAAGCATAAAGCCCATGTAGTCGTTTTCCATTTCATCGTCTGGAACCTGAGACTCTTCAGCCATTGCCTGTTCTTCAGGTGTAAAAGTATCTACAGGCATTTCAGGGGGTACAAGCAGTGAGCCGCCTTCAGCTTTAGGAATCCTATCTTCTTCTTTAAATACATTCATTTTTACTTTTTGATCTACGTTCTGTGTTTGTTCCTGAAAGTTTTGTTGAATACGTTTTTGTTGTTCGGGTGACTCAGCTGCTTCCATTTCTTGTTTAAACGAGTTATACATCATACGAAATCTATCTTCGTCAGATATTTCACCGCCTTGTGATTTTCCTTTTCTAACGTCAGTGCTATATTCTTTACCTTTAAACATAAAAGTTTTTTTACCTGAGTTATGTGCTTTACTAAAAGCTTTTTCAAAAGCACTAGCTTGTTTTTCACTAGGATCTTTAGAATTTTCTTCTTCCCAAGATTTAGAAGCTCCCGCAGTAAGCAAACTTACAGCACCTGCTCCTTTAGCCGCCCCTTTAATTTGTTCAGTATTTTTATAGGCTCTTGTTCTGTTTTTTCCTACAACTACGCCTCTATCTTCTGAAGTTCTTCCGGGGCTTTTTGGAGAAATACCTTGTGCCTCATCTAATTTCTTAGAAGCATATTTACCTAATTTAGATATAGCACCACCTAAACCATACTGTTTTCTGTCTAGCATACTTTTATCCATCTTTTCTCTCCATTGCTTCTTTAACGCTGTCCTTTAAGCTCTCTAACTTAGCCAGAGAACTCAGTCTCCCCTGACTGCGGTACAGCTCCAGTTCCGATGTTGCCACCGCCAGTACCTGTAGCTCCAAGGTCTTGGCCTTCTGGAGGTGCTCCTTGAGGGCCTCCCATAGCTCCGGGTTGTTCACCAGTGGGGCCAGCTTCCGCGCCAGTTGCCTGTCCAACATTATTTTGCATCCCTATAATTTGAGCCATCAGTGCTGCTTCTTCTGGATCGTTGATCAGTTCATCTGGATCAAGGTCAAGACTGTAAGCAAGCTCGCTAATTAGCTTGTTCATTTTAATGAATGGTGCAATAGCAGGATTCTGAGCAGTTTGTAAGAACATGGTCAAGCGTTGACTACGTACTTCCTTCTGCATTAAGCTATTAGTACCTGTGGCTTTTACTTCTAAGTCACCTTTAACATCTAACTTAGACTCTAAAAACTGCATGTTCCATTGAAAATACGCTTCACCCATTGGCTTTAACAAAAAATCATCAAGGTTTTTAATCACAGTCTTGATGTTAAGGGATGCTGCGCCAAGTAGCATGGACATTCCTGAAGCAGTTCGTGTCATGCTCTGGACACCTGTTTGACCGTGAGAATAGCTTGGAATACCTGTTTGTTCGTCTGCAAGCTGTCTGAATTTATCAAACATCATCATGTTTTCTTGTGAGGTGTTAGGAAACTTTAAGCCATTAATTGCTTGTCCGGGTACTCCTGCTTGTCTTCGGAATACTTTGCCCGGATAAATCTCCATACTTTGACCGCCCACAAGAGCAGTTTCGTCTACATCAAAGACTAATGACCCCGACAACGCTAGATTGTCAATTGCCATACGTGCATGACCATTCATGATTTTTTGAGAATCATCCATGTTTTCTGCAACGCCGATACCAAAGAAGCTGTAAGGATTTCTTTCGTATGGGAAAGCATGATAAGGCAATCTGAAAGGCGTAAAGGGGTTTATTACTGCTCGTAACATTTGACCATTGCAGATCCAAGCGTTAACTTGTACTTCATCTAGGTCATCTACTTCATCTGGAATATCCATACCAACTTGGCGAGCATACTCAGCATCAATAACTCCCCAATACTCCAAAACTTCAAACTGTCCAGACCCTGATTCATCTGAACGATTATCATCTTTTAGTTCTTGTTCATAGTCTTTTTCTTCGTAATTAGGCCCTAGCATTAAGGCTTCACGAATTGCGTCTTTATTAAAATATGGCATTTTCGCCAAAGACCGTAACTTAGTACGGTTCATTCTATGTCTGTGAAAAATGTACTCTGCTTCGTTTATGTTTGTAGCGTTAGGATCAGGAAAAAAGTCCCATAAGCTGACAAACTCAATACGAGGAACGCGCACATCAATTGGAGAATATCTCCTAGATCCTTCTTCATCTTCCTCCCACCTACTAAGTGTCTTGTTAAAGTTAAACGGCCCTTTTACTATGCCTGTGCCGAATAAGGCTGATTCAAATAAAGCATTTCGTATTTCACTAGCTCCATTTGATTCTTCAATTTGATCGTGTATTAGTTTTTCTAATCGTCTAGCAGCTTCTTTAGCTGGACTTACTTGTAAACTTTCTGGGGTAAAAGCTGGCCCGTCTGTAAGTTTTTCACTGGCTGCTTCCTCCAGCGATGTTGCTTCAAACCCTCCTGACCCGTAGGTCGCTCCCGGTTTAAGTACACGCCCGTCACCTTCGTAACCAATGTCAAAAGGATTTTCCTCTTTCTTTTCTGGAAAATCTGAAGGCTCTTCCTGACTTGTTTCAATCCCCGGTAAAGGATTTTGAGGATCTAGGTGAGCGTATTCACTAATACCTTCTGGTACTTTAGTTTCCGAAATTCCAATAGGAAACTTATTAGCTCCAAATATAACATCTACTAACTGTCCAAAAGCTGCAAGAACTTTAGTCTTAGTTACTTTTACGAAGACTCTAGACTTTTCAGATTCCCTAAAACGTACACTTTTACCATATAAACCACGATAGTTATGGTAGGCTTCTAGCCAACGCTGCTCATCTAAGTCTCTAGAACTTTCAGCCTGTTCGTATCGATCCATAAGAAGACCAACAAAGTTATTACGCAAGGACTCTTCTAAAGTCAGTTGCATTCCTTGTTCATCTTCTACTTGCTCAAAGTATAGCTCGTTTGCTGTTAAGCTATTTTCTTCTGCCATATATTAATATCCAAAGTCTGCATCTGCGGGTGTGTATGCTTGTTCCATACGTAAGTGTCGCATCTGTGCTAGTGGGTCATTTACTCTTGGCCTTGACATAATAAGATACCGTAAAGCATCGTAGGCGTGGTCAGGAGCATGTGTGTTAACATCTTCAGGATTAGTCTTATCCAGAGGAATACTTTGAAGCTCGCGTATCAGGCTAGGACAGCTACTAAAAATCTGTAATCTTGGTCTTCCGCTTGGCTGTAACCTCAAGTATTCGTGGATTTGAATCTTACCTTGTATTCTATTTTTATCTGCTCTTCGCAGCTTATGGCCTTGTCTTACCAATGTCTCACCGACTGTAGGCCCTGTTGTCCCTGTTCTAGCCCAAGCTGCTGTGTCTAGTACACCTTGAACTGAAAAAGGATCTTCTATTTCCATTTCTGTAATCTTGTAACCTAAGTCTTCGCCTGTTAAACCCTTTTTATACAGTTCTCTATAAACAATAAGAGTACCGTCATTTGGGTCTATAGCAGCCCATATACAAGCTGACTCACTGGCGTAACCATAATCCACTCCCTTAACTCTATCCCAGTGAATCGGGATTTGGAATGGCGGTATTACATGTTCTTCTATATTAAACTCGGTAAAAGCCGCCCCCTCGTTTACGTCCCAATTACCTTCTAATAGCTGTTTGCGCTGCGTAGGGGGCAAAGCTTTAAGCATTTGCTCGTATCGACCATCCGTTGCTAAGAAAGGATTATCTTCTAAACGAGCCGGTATAAACTTTCGTGTAAGACCATCTTTACCAATAAAGCTTGTATCAGGATCTGATGGTAGTATATACCTATTTTTTACCCAGTGAGCACCTACGCCACCGGGGTTAGCAGTGCAACGCATGTACGGCGTTATCTCACTGTCTGTTGTTCTTAGTCGTGAAGCTAAATAGTTCCAGCTAAACTCTGTGGGTAGGTGAGTAATCTCATCAAAACCTATCCAACTATATGCTTGTCCCTGATAACGATATACGTCTGCATCACGCTCAAGAAAGCCGAATTCTACTTTGGCTCCTGAAGGAAAGTTCCAAAGCTTCTCTACTTCCCTATATTTACAACCGGGAAAAGCTTTAGGATATAATTCCCTTGACTTATCTATCAGCTCTCTCAGCTCTGGCATAGACCGTCTAATAATCAATGCCCTGTGTGCGGCTCTGTGAGCGTATCTGAGAGGATCTACGAGCATTGCATAGCTCTTACCACCCCCTGCTGCTCCACCGTACAGAACGTCTGTTTCTGACGCTGCAAGGAACTCTGTCTGAGGCCCTTCATTTGGAGCAAAGATAACATTCTTTTGCTCTGCTTCTTCTCTAACCGACTTAGGCATACTCTCTAAGTCAACAATCTTACCTTCGTTTGTTACAGCGTCTTCAGGTTCGTCCAGCTTTTTAAAAGTTGTTTGCTTCTTTTTTAGTTTTGTTCTAGCTGTATGTAATCTTTTTTCTAAAGATTCTACTGTATCTTTGTTCTGCTTGACTGACTTCTTCGCACTCATCTTAGCTTTTACTTCAGAGTGGTAGTTATACTGTCTAGGGGCTTTACCAGCCTTTTCCATGTAGTTACTAAGAGTCTGGTGAGAGATCTTTACATCTTCTCCCAGCTTACTCTTAATGTGTACTAACCCTTCGCGTAATGAAGGGATGCTTTCATCTAAAAGACCATCAATGGTTTCTTCTAGGACTTCTAAGTATCCGGGTATAGCCTCCAACATGTTTGTTTCTTTGTTGAGAGTATATCCAAAAGGTACAATGCCTCTTCCTTTTGGTCTAGTCCTTGGATACAGCGTATTCTGCGTCATCTACAGTTACCGGGGTTTTAGCAGGTAGTATAAATAAAGACCCTTGTGAGTCATCTACCTTATGGTTTACATCAATTCTTTCTGCTTTACCTAAACCAATCCTATCTAGAATTGTTTGAGCAGCTTGTATCTTAACATTCGACTGTGGAATAGAGTGTTCCGCTTCCATTACCTCTACCAGCTTAAAAGCTGCTTTAGGTGCAGACTGAGCTAGGACATCAGAGGCTAGATCTATCATCTCCTGTTTAAGTGCTTTAATGACTTGAGGATAGCTTCCTTCGGAATAACCCGCTAATTCTGCTGCTTGTTTTGGATCACCTCCCGTCTTTAGTAGGTTTGCTAAGAAACTTAACTGACGTTCTGTATATTCACGCTCACCTTGCTTTTGTGTATTACGAGGTAAGTATTTAGATATGTGTGTACTCATGGATCTCTATTATAGGGCTGTATTAGGATGTTGTCAAGTCTTTTATGCAATTCCTACGGAATTATGCTTTTTTATTAAACAATGTTGTAATTCCTCTTGACAAATAACAAATTTAACTGTATACTCTATTACATATTTAAAAGCTTCTAACGATATACTGCAACTATAATAAAGAAATAATAAAGAATGTAGAAGCTTTTAAAAGCTTTTAAATAGAGAGCGCAACTTTCTACAGCTTTTAAAGGCTTTCCCCCAACATCCCCTTTTTGTTTTCCCCCAAAGCAGCCCCTT